CTAATGTTTCTCATACTGCAAGCGGCGGATCTGGCGGCGGTGGCACTGGTGGCAATAGATCAAATGGTACTAACCAAGCTGGTGACGATGGTAAAGGTGGCGGCGGAGGCGGTGGCCCTGGAGGATCACCTGTAAGAAATGGATCAGCTGGCGGAAATGGTGTTGTAGTTTTAAGAGATCCAAGTGGTGAAACCTTAACAGTATCACCTGGTTCTAATACTACAGGAACTGATGGTGGCGCAACTTACGCAATATTTAATGAAACTGGCACAATAGAGTTTTAATTATGTCTAAAAAAGCTGCAAGAATAGAAAAAGAACAAGATCCATTTAATGTTGGTCAAATAAGATGGGTGTGTGTTAATGTAATAGTTATTGAAGATTCAATAGATGATGTTCATAATTATTGCAACAATATATTAAAATTAGGTGGCACTTGGAAAGATGGAACTAATGGTGGAGGAAAAGGATCTGTTTGGTTGGAATCTAAAAATAAATTTATTGCACCACAACCTTATGCTTCATGGTCTTTAAATAATTCAACTGATATATGGGAAGCTCCAATTACAAAACCAGCAAATCCTACATTTTCACATACTGAAGGTGAGGAAGTAGATACTTATTTAATGACTTGGAATGAAACTGATCAAAGATGGGAAGGTTTAAATAGAGAAAATAATAATAATTATTATTGGAACCCTACTGATTCTAGCTGGAATTTAATTACATAATTGATATAGATCAATTCTTTTTATTTCTGTTTACTTTATATTTAAACAAAATAAAAATTAACTGTGTTGTATTATAAAGATTTATATTGGTATTTTAACAAAGCTTTATCACCTAAAATTTGTGATAAAATAATTAAATTTGGTAAAAAAAATAAATTAAAAGAAGGAAGAATTGGATCTTTTCCTGATAAAAAATTTAAAGTATTAACTAAAAATCAAAGAAAAATATTAAAAGATAAAAGAGATTCAAAAGTTAGTTTTATAGATGAAAAATGGCTTTATGATTTACTTTTTCCTTATGTTCATACTGCTAATAAATTAGCTTCATGGAATTTTAAAGTTGATTGGTCGGAACCTATTCAATTTACAGAATATAAAGATAATCAATTTTATGATTGGCATAGTGATTCTGGATCTGAAAACCAATCTAATAATAAAATAAGAAAACTATCACTTGTAGCTTCACTTGCTGATCCTAAAAAATATAAAGGAGGAGAATTTGAATTTCAATTTAGAAATTTAGATGATCCAACTCTTATTACTAAAGCTCCTCAACTAAAACCTAGAGGTAGTATTGTTGTATTTCCTTCTTATTTATATCATAGAGTAAAACCAATTTTAAAAGGAACAAGATATTCAATAGTTATGTGGGTTAGTGGATATCCTTATCAATAGTATGTTTACAAATTGGAATCATAATAGATATATTCATATTAAAAATTTTGTAAAAGAAAAAGAATTTTTTAAAATTAAAAAAGATTTAATAAATAATTTTAAATATTATCCACATCCTGATAAATTAAAATCAGGAAGACAAACTACTAATAATTTATATGAAGTATTTTGTCATAAAAAACATTGGCAAAATTATTTTAGTAAATTAGCAGAGATTATGACTGATCTAGGTAAAGAAAGATTATCTAAATGTTGGTCCTTAAAAATAAATAAACATGAAAAACATTTTTTACATAGACATCCAGAAAATAATTATACAAGTGTATTTTATTTAAGTAATGAAAATTATGAATTAGGAACACGTTTAATAGATAATAATAATGAAATAATAATACCGGGATATGAAAACTCTATGTTAATTTTCGAAGGAAAAATACTTCATGACGCAGTTTTTCCTAAATACAAATTAAAAAAACCAAGATATACTTTAATAACCGATTATGAATAAATTTAAAAAAAATAAATATACTATTGTAAGAAAAGGAATTGATCCTAAACTTGCAGATTTTTTAACTGAATATTTATTTTTAAAAAAAGAAGTTTCTAATACTTTATTTAAATTGAATTGTTTACCACCACATCTTAAAGGACTGTATGGAACTTTTAATGATCCGCAGGTACCTAATTCTTATGCTATGTATAGTGATATAGCTAATGAAGTTTTATTAAAAAGAATTAAACCTATTATGGAAAAAAATACAGGTTTAAAACTTGTAGAAACTTATTCTTATGCAAGAATTTATCAAAAAGGAAATATACTTAAAAGACATAAAGATAGAGCTTCTTGTGAAATATCCACCACACTTAATTTAGGAGGAGATCCGTGGCCTGTTTATTTAGACCCAACAGGTGAACATAATAAAAAAGGAATTAAAGTAAATCTTAACCCAGGAGATATGTTAATATATTCCGGTTGTGATATTGAACATTGGAGAGAACCTTTTAAAGGAAAGCATTGTGTTCAAGTTTTCCTACATTATAATATAAAGAATAAAAAGAGTATGAAATATGATGGAAGAATTCATTTAGGATTACCTTCTATTCAAAATGTTTCAATTTTTGATAAGAAAAATGATTTTTTTATAATATGAAAGAATATAGACAAAATAAAAAAAATAATTTTATTGCTGGGTGGTATATTAAGAAAAAAATATGTGATGATTTAATTAAATATTATGAAAAATCTAAAGATAAACGTGACGGATCTTGTCATTATCAAGGTGTTACAGGAGTATATAAAGCAATTAAAGATTCAAGTGATTTAGCACTTTCTCCTGCTTTAAACGACACCATACCTGTTAATTACCTGAATGCTGTAAGTAAAGTAGTAGATGAATATAAATCAAAATATTGTTACAGTGATTATATGCAAAGCAACTGGAAAATTGTAGAGAATTATAATGTACAAAAATATGAACCTAAAGGTGGTTTTAAAAGATATCATTTTGAAAGAAGTGGTACCACAGATAAAGCTGCTTTTAGACATTTAGTTTTTATGACATATTTAAATGATGTTAAAGACAAAGGAGAAACTGAATTTTTTTATCAAAAATTAAAAGTTAAACCAGAAAAAGGTTTAACTTTAATATGGCCAGCTGATTGGACTTTTACACATAGGGGAATTCCATCATCAACCGAAGTTAAATATATTGCAACAGGGTGGTATAGTTATGTCTAAAAATTTTATATTAGAAAAAAATAATTTTTTATCTAAAGAAGAATGCGATATATTAATTAAGGATTTGAAAAATAAAGTTAAACCAGCAGAAGAAAAAGAACAAGGTTATGATTTTTTTGATTTAGAAGGAACTCCTATTTTTAATCAAATACAACAAAGATTATTTCCTATATGGAATGAGTATATGACTGCATTTCCAGAAGTTAATTTAACTACAAATAAATGGTCATTAACTCATATGAGATTTAAAAAATTTAAACCAGGTAAGTATTTTATAAAATTTCATTCAGAACATAGTTATAGACATTCAACAAGGCTTTTAAATATACAGATGTATTTAAGTAATCATAATTGTGGCACAGAATTTTATAATGGTACAGTGGTTAAATCAGAAAAAGGTAAAGTAGCTATTTTTCCATCTTATTTTACACACACCCATAGAGGACAGAAATGTCCAGATAATAAAACAAGATATTTAATAACAGGTTATACTAATTTTTTAAATTTATAATATGAATGCAATAGTAGTAGATAATTTTTTTAATAATTATAATAATATTAAAGATTACTTTAAAAAGATTCCTTTATATGATTTAGAGGCTTATAACAAAAAATTTAAACAAAAGCAAACGTGGCCTGGTCAAAGAAGTCCAGATATACTTAAATACAATCCTTGTTTATATAATCTAATTTTAAAGGAATTTTTTGATAAATTTAACATAGGTGTAAATCATATTTTAATGGATGCTTTTATTCACTTACGTTTAGAAAAAGATGAGATACATGATTGGATTCATCAAGATAGTGCAAGAGGACATACTCATAC